AGCTCATCCGGGTTGGAATCGTATAAGCCTCTAAGCCCCTTTCAGTCACTTCAATTAGTGGGTAAGTTTATGCCCTATTTTTGTGACACCCACAAAGTCGGTTTTTAATAAAACCGACAAAACTTATTTCTTCTATTTTAAAGAGTTTATTTCTCTATAGCAATACAAAACTATTAAAAGTTTGGATTGAAATTAGCATTAGCTACACAGCCAACATACGACAACCAAACCAACAAACTAATTGAAATGGTGGCAGTAACACCGGCTCTAAATTGCGAATTCTGCGCGTAAGCAGCATCTGCATTTGGATAGAGCTCAAAATGTGCACCATCATAAACCGCATAAAGTGTGGTTCCGTCTTGTATGGTAACTGGAAGCGATATTCCACCACCGTATAAGCTAACTAAATCTTGCAGCGCAGTTGAAGCTGTGCAATTCGTGTATCCAACGGAGTTAGAATTATCAAAGATTACTTTATATATATCTCCAGCTGTTGCATTACTTGGAGTTGATGCGGCAGTGCCAGAAATATCATTTCCACTAACACTAAAAAATAACCTATTAACACCAGCGGTTACATTCGCTGCGCTAATGACAAAATTTGTGTTGAAATATTGTATTCTTGTGATTGGAAGTGAATTCAATCTTGGAGAAACATTCATTTCACAAAAGTCAATAACGTAATCAAATATAACATAACCGGGACTATCTGTAGTTGAAGTTTTACTCAACAAATAAAGTTCACCTTCAGAATACTGATCCAAATCTGCTTCCATTCCGTAATCGGTACTTTTCCATTGTCCTCTAACGTCCAAAACTGTGGAGTGATTACTCCACTGCGGACCAAGAACAGTGTTTTTGTCAGACATTACAAATGGTAAGAGTTGTGTTGATGTTTGGTTTAGAAATACTGAATCTCTATTTTTACCAAAATAAAACATCACATCACCAGTTGAGCTAGTAGATGAACTTGTTATATAATGTGCTACTATTTTTCTAATTTTAAATTTTTGATATAACTGCAAGAAAGATCTTATATAAGAATCACTAAATGCACATGGAGTGATGGGAGTACCACCCACTAATGTCCAAGTAGTGACACTACCAGAACCTTTAGCTGGAAACATAAAATCACGCCCTGTTACAGTAACAATTCCATTTTTATTAGTAACCAAAGAGTCACTACCAGATATTGAATTTCCAATTGCAACTGGTGCAGTTGAAATCGTACTGATAGGCCCAAATGGCATGGATTGTTGTTGTTTCATAAGCATTTTATTCATTTGCTTCTTAGCATTGTTCTTTTTAGTAGGAACTTTTATCTTAATATTAATCTTCTTGCTGGCTTTAGCCTTCATTTTCATTGTTTCTTTTTACGCCAACCTCCATCCTTAATTTTGAGTAGGAATAACTTTATACTTTCCTTTCTTTTTCTTTTTCTTGCCAACCTTCTTGCTTCTAATATCGAACAATCTTGCACGGTGTTGTTTCCACGCTTTAATCGCGGAAACGTCGCCAAAATACAATAGATTTTCCGACAAAGGCTTGAGAGTAGGCTTAAAATTGCAACTATCAGAAGTGACACATCTATCGCTGACATTTTTCGACTCAATGTTCTTAGATTCAGTAACTGGTATCACTCTTCTATGTCTTAAGTTGTAATCACGCGGTGCGTACAAATTATCTCCGCCTGCGGAAGTTATTGCCGCAGCCGATTCATTCATTTCTTTTACGCCACCACCACCGAAAGTTTTCCAAAAAGTATCTTCATCGTATAGTTTTTCAATATCTTTCCTATATTGTTCTTGATTAGAGATATAATCATATAGCTCATACTGATTCTTAACAGCACCATAAGTAGCGTTAGCTAAAGCAAATAACGGTGTTTTACCAAGTAAACCACCAAATACATTACTTGCTGAGCGTCCGACTTGGTTGCCATAAGTTACAGCATTTGAAGCAATTTTATCAATAGAGGAATCACCCGCGTTCTCAGAAAAAAGCATATCCGCTGCAACACGATGTCCATAATCTTTGTACCTATTGTACGCCCTGTCATGGACTCTAGCATTTGCGTCAAGCTTATCAACTGGAACAACGTCGCTATCAGCAACTGATTCCTGAAATTTTCCCCCAGACACATACGGTCCGAGATAATTATATCCTACTATACTATTCGTGTTCATTTACGCCACCCACCTCCTCAAAATTATACAATTAACATTAAACATAAACTATAAATAATGTTGAAATTTATAGTCGATCAAAGACTGCGCTGAGACGCTTAATTGGAAGGCACAATACGCGCTTCCAAGCCAAGAACTTTATATTCTAGTTCTCGTCTACTCTTAAGAAAATTAAGAGTAAAAATTTGTGGATGAAGTTTCCGAAAATGTCGGAATGTCTTCTCTAGGAAATTAAATCTAGGCTTATCCCAGGTGTAATTAAGCATATGACTAGCTAAAGCACACGGCAAATCTTCCAATTTAACACGGCGTAAAGCTTCAATATGTTTAGTAAACCGCACTGGTTTAAATTTCCACACTCCCTCTTCGTACTTGTACTTAGTTCCAAAATACTCGCAACCATCAAAACTTTTATGTTTTACAAATGGCTCAAGAACTAATCCGAGTTTCCTCGCCTCACAGATATAGCGTTCTGTATCAAAACCAGCAGGGAACGTCTGCAAAACGTCATCTCCTCCAGCGACCATATAATAGTCATCTGAGAGTATATTAGCGTTAGACAGGCCCATCCTCATTTTGATCAGAGTATCCACTACTATCTGGGCTAGTGAATTTACAAAAATGGTTAACAACCAACCACTTTTCATAATTCCATCGTATTTAGACTGGAACACTTCCATTAGTACAACGATATTTGGAGCCTTCTTTCATTTCTAAGAAGGAATTTCGCACATCAACTATATAATCCTCAAATTCATCATCCGTCATTCCATCGGGTTGAACTGCTAAGTTAACGACGACTTCTTGACAGATATCGTAAATCCACGCATGGAACATAAAGTCCCAATTTGTTTTATCACTTTCATAAACTTCTTTACCGAGGAATTTTCGAGCTAAACGCTCAATGTTGCCAGCGACAACTGGTGAAAAACCATACTTAATTGGTGAATCATCCATCTTCTCAATAGCCACATCGAGCATATTCTTGAAAATAGCTTGATGTTTAAGCATCTTATGTAGTGGTAAACCAGTTATAACTCTCGGCATCCCACGCTCCAACTTCTTCTTCTTCGTGGGTTCAGCTTTGAGAAAACTCTTCAAATGGAATTTCTCGAACCACTTATCCTTCGTTATTTGCGCTAATCCTCTTTTCGTGTAACGTGCTATAACAGCAGAGTTTATAGGCATTCCATCTGATTGGTATGGATGTCCAGGACTCTTCTTTTCATTCACTATAGATGAATCAATAATCGCAACTATACTTTCAGGAGTTTTGTAGTTCGCATCGGGTTCGTACTTATTATTTGGAAGCATCTGCAACACCAACCCCACACAACGCTGCATTTCATCAGACGTCGGGGGTTGAGTTAACAGATCAACTCTTTCTTTGTACAAATCCAAGTGATTCCTTACAGATCTTTCCTCAAGACTAGGTTCGATTTCGGGATATTCATACTTCCCTTGTTCGAAGCCAAGTTTTTCCAGTTGTTCCATGTTGTCGGATATATAAGTATCTATCTCAACCTGAGGCTTCGGTGTTGAATTACAATGCACTGGAGCTTCAGGCGGTAGTTCCTCATACGCCTTCGGATAATTGTCCTCATCTTCATAATCCGCCCATCTCAATTTCTTTGGATTATGTAAGTCTTTAAAACGGTTTTCTTCATCCTCGAATTCTTCCCGTTTTGTTTTGTATTGCGGAAACAATTCCTCAATCTCACGTATGCTGTAACCATATCTAACAGCACCTTCTCTCGTGAGCACTACATGTTCATCGTTGTAATCCTCAACTGTTGCACTTCTACCATTGAATTTCCAGTTATCTTCCTCCCATCTGAGTTCATACTCATTACTGTATTCATCTTTATCGAGTTCGTATAATATTGTTTCTATACGAATCGCGGTATTATGTGCTGTGGATCCACGTATGTGCATGCCGACAACAGCGTTCCCACTAAAAATTGGCGCTCCAGAAAATCCTTTGTTGGTACTAGCAGTGTGGTGCAAATAAATATGTCCACTATCCTCCTTCGTACAACCAACTGAAGTCATCAACGTGGAATTCACGAAACCCACAGCGCTTACATCGAGTCCATATTTACTCGGTTTCTTCACTGAAGCTTTCGTGATTCCAATTGATGCCCATTCCTTGTCCGTCAATTTTATCGCGAAAACATCTACACCACCCTTAAAAAGATTGTTTTCCAAACTAAACTTCTCTTTCGGTATCGGGTGAATCTTTTTCCCAACTCGACTTATGCCTTTCTTGTCCTCAACAGCACTCGCCAAGTAGGTATTCGCAGTCCCTACACTCACGGCATTAGCTGCGTGTTTAGCCGTTATCAGATAATCTTTATATCTCCAAAAACAGCCAACCACAACCAAATCAGTGTGCTCCGTGTTCACCATCAACGCGCCAACTGGACGCGCTATACTGGGATACATGTCGCTCCCTGGGAGGGCCATCTCTTCAACGCTGATGCTAGTTCCTCTAGCAGGTACAGCTCTAAGCTTACCATCAATCATAACGTCGTAAATCTCGCCCTCATCCGTGAGTCTCCTCTGCACAAAATATGTTTCATCTTTCTTTACTTTGTTGATTATGACGTATTTGGGCTTAAACCATTCAATAATCATCAAACATACATGCGCAGAGACCCAAAGGAAGAAGAGAATACTCGCGATGTCTAGCACCGCCTCAGCTCTCTGACCCCCAATGGATACAAAAGTCTCGAATACAAACGAAATAGCTTCATAAATAGAAATAAACACAAATTTAAAAACAATGAGTACTAAGTTTAGTAACTCAGTCCATAAATTAATCTGCCTTTCCAACACAGTAGAAGCCGCGTCTACACCAGGCACCATATGTCTCAAAATCATGCGATACAACTCAGCTTTCAAAAGTACAGAAAATTTTATTGATTTACTTAGTCCTACGAGCAATTCATCATAAGATTCCTTTCTCTTTGGATCCAAGCAACCAACAATCTTCCTCCCAGTGACCGCTGTCGTATTAAACATGTATTTTACTTTACAGGTGCGAACGCGCATGGCACAAGCGGCTATACGAGTCGCTACACCACACGCGCTATCCAAAGAAAACACAAATCCTTGTTCATACGCGCCATTTCGTATATCAGTCGCTACGTCGTACTTAAAAGCGTACTCAGCTAGAGCCAGGTCCCCGCAATTCTTCCCAATGCCCAAAAACCGGGCTAAAAGTACTGCATTGCGTGCATACACCTCATCACTCCATTGAATCACACCAACACCAGTACCATTATAACCCATCATCGGATTATACTTCCTCTTGAAAGCCTCAATGAGTTCCTCTGGGGAGTAAATCTCATTCAGAATAGCCCTACTAAGTGAATTAGTCCGGTTCCATCCCGAGCTACCCACACTAGTATTGATAAATCCAGTGATTTCTCCAACAACATCCTCATTAAGCATATCAATCAACGTACTCTCAATTGTTATGGCGTGATCCATAACTTCGCACAAAATGGAATTTCGAAAATTACTCATGGTAATTT